GGTTCGACCGCAAGCCCAAGGCCAAGGAGCGGCCCCGCCTGGGCCGCCGCCGCAAGGCGTTCACCCCTGCTGCCACCCTGGAGTGGGAGGCGGACCTGGCCTGGGCCTGGGGGCAACAGGACTTCCCTGTCCTGGAGGGCCCCGTCGCCATGGAGATGGAGTTCCACAAGGAGGAGGTGGTCGTGCGGGTCACGGAGCTCCCCGAGGACTCGCGCTCCAGGCTCCGTGGTGACGTCGACAACTACGTGAAGATCGTGCTGGACGGGCTCAACGAGGTGGCCTACCTGGATGACAGGCAGGTCGTCCTGATGACAGCCGCCAAGGTCTACTAGGGTGTGTCTAGTCCCCCTAGACACATGACCGAACACACGAGTTTCCGCAACCAGACCTGGTCCAGCCGCTTCGGCGCCATGGGCGATGAGGCCGAACAAATGTTTGAGCAGGTGTACCCACGTGGGTTCATCCGCTACGGGCTGAATCGGCCTCCGATCTCGGTCGGGAAGCTGAGCCTCAAGATCCGCTACACGCCCGACTACCTCACCTCGAGCTCTCTCGTCGAGGTGCAGGGATTCGGGCGGGATCAGCTGGTCAAGGTCAAGCTCGAGAAGGAGCAGGCGCTCCACCTGTGGAACGCCGACATGCCGACCCAGTTCTTCCTCTGGGATCGGACCAACAAGCGGTACGGATACATCGACATAGCAGCCATGACCCGCAGCGCTCATGCCCACGGGGCGCTGGAGAGGTTGGACGACAAGAGGGCGTGGTTCATCCCCGCCGAGGACATGGAGATGACGTGGGCCGACGTGAGTTCGTAACTCCGTTCCGCACCAACACCAGCGACGACGAGGTGGTCCCCGACCACATCTGGCTGATGATGGAGCCGCAGAGCGAGCGCAGACCCTGGAGCCCCCTCCAGGCGCTGATGGAGGCTGCGCCGTTCGATGAGCCCGAGGTGTCCCAGCTCGAGAGGCTGGCACTGCGGGATGTGCTGGCCGACGCACTCGACGATCTTCCTCCCCGAGATCGACGGTTCGTCGAGGCACGCATCATCGAGCGGCGCAGCTATCGCTCGCTGGAGAACGAACTCGGCTGGAAGAAGAGCCACATGCAGCGGCACGAGCAGCGCCTGATGCGCCGCCTGGCCGCCGCCCTGGAAGATCACCCCGCCATCCAGACCTACTTGGCACGGCACGACACACCCACGGAGACAGAGTGACGATCACGTACTACATCTCGGGCCCCATGAGGGGATACCCGAGGTTCAACTTCGACGCCTTCCTCGAGTGCGAGCAGTACATGCAGGGGATCCACGACGACGACGGCATCGCCAACGAGGCCGTCGCGTTTCACAACCCCGCCCAGAAGGATCTCGACGCGGGCTTCGATCCCGACTCGGACGACAAGCCCAGCCAGTCGGTCATGGCCCAGTGGATGCGGCGTGACCTGACGGACGTAGCCGCCTCCGACTTCATCCTCCTGCTGCCTGGGTGGGAGAAGTCCGAGGGCGCCCGCAGGGAGCTCTCGGTGGCCAAGTGGTGCGGGCTGCGGGTCAAGACCTACAACCCCCAGTGCCTGGTGGGCTGGCGCACGACAGAGCGCAGCTGGGAGTGGCTGACCGAGAAGTGCAACCAGGCCGACCGAGAGAAGCTCTACGACGACATCGCCAAGAAGTCCGAGGAGCAGCTCTTCGGCCTCCCTGGCACCCCCGAGAAGGAGAAGCTGGGGCTGTCGGCGCTGATCGACATGTCCACCGCTCCCAACGGGGAGCGGCGAACCACCAGCTCGACTGGTGGTGAGAAGGGCGTCAAGCCCGAGCGGCACTCGATGATCCCCACGGACCCGCTCGCGGTGCTGGCTCGGGTGTACGGCTACGGGGCCGAAAAGTACTCCAGGGACAACTGGCGCAAGGGCTACGAGTGGAGCAAGTCCTACGACGCCATGCAGCGTCACCTGCAGGCGTTCTGGGGTGGCGAGGATCACGACCCCGAGTCGGGCGAGCTGCACCTCGGCCATGCCGCCTTCCACGTCTTCACGCTCATCCAGTTCCTCTCCGACCACCCCGACTTCGATGACCGCTACCAGGTCGGTGCGTGATGACCCCCACCGAGTACGCCGAGTACGTCGACTCCCTCTTCTGGACCGAGGCGCCCTACGACATCCTCGCTGCAGCGATGGGCCTGGGCGGTGAAGCGGGCGAGGTCGTGGACGAGGTGAAGAAGATCGCCTTCCACGACCACCAGCTCCACGAGCTGGATCAGATGAGCCAGGACCGCCGAGAGAACCTGGTGCTGGAGCTGGGCGACACCTTCTTCTACGCCTTCGCCCTGACCAAGGCCCTGGGGCTGACGTTCGAGGACGTCGTCAGCCTCAACAAGCGCAAGCTCGACCAACGACATGGAGGCAACTGATGGAGTTCATGGACATCGTCCTGACGCCGTCCTCCCAGGGGCAGCTGGAGCTGTTCCTGCAGGACGACCACGGCAACGAGCTGCCGACCGACTACTTCCTCGACTTCACCGTCGAGACGGACGGCTTCCAGCCCGAGCGCCGCATCCGCATCCAGCACGACGACATCACCAACCTCTAGACGGGAGCGTCAACCCCCCATGGACAGCACCGACAACACGTCGTCGAACGACGACAACACCACCGAGTCGCCGAACGACGACAACGTCGACAACGTCCTCCAGGGCCCGTGGGCCCCGTTCGTGGACGACATCGACCCCGTCGAGCTGGCGGAGACCAACCTCAGGCGCAGTCGCAGGCTCGAGGTCCAGCTCGACCCGATCGGCATGCTGGCCGAGCGGCTGAACGTGGTCATCACCACCGTGCTGACCAACGAGCAGCTCGAGGTCGTCGAGCGCCGCTTCCAGCGGATCATCGAGGCGACGCTGGATCGGGCCGAGCGCGAGCTGCAGGCACGGGCGGAGGCGGAGGCCAAGGCGAAGCTGCTGCTGCCGCCTCCCCAGAGCATGGTGGTGCCCGACATCAGCGGACTGGACGTCAGGGGCGCGGGCCGCAACGAGGGCATCCAGGCCATCAACGACACGTGGGGCGAGTGATGCTGGTCGACCTGCTCGAGATCCTGCGGCTCTCCCCGATGATCGTGCGGTACGTAGCCGCCACGGTCGCCGAGGGAGCACGAGACATCAAGGAAGCGGTCGACGCTCCGCTCGACCGTTTCATCCAGCGCATCATCAACGACGGGAGCGAGTGATGGAGCAGACCATCTTCTGGGACGAAGCCCAGGTCATGGCGGGGGGCGGCTACAGCACCACGCTCAAGGTCCGCACGGACCTGAACGACGACATCCAGGTGGAGGCGGGGTTCATCGGGTGCTTCACGCTCCACGACCCCGCCACCGCCCGCACGATGGCGGCCATGCTGGACGCGGCGGCGGGCTTCCTCGAGGGGCAGGCCTGATGGGGTACGAGGACAACGTCTACTACTACCCCGAGAAGCACGGGCTGACGCAGGTCGGCCTGCTCGAGGATCCGATGGCGGGCTACGACTTCGAGATCCTGGCGGTCTGGCGCCACGAGGACGGTCGGCTCTTCTGGGCCAGCGACAGCGGCTGCTCCTGCCCCTCGCCCTTCGAGGCGTTCGACGGGGTCAAGTCCCTGCACGAGATCACGCCCGCCACGTGGGCGGAGTTCGAGAAGGGAGTGGGGGAGTGGCTCGAGTGGAGGACGGAGGACGACACCACCCAGGCCTCTCGGACCGAGCTGCTGGCCAAGATCAGTCGGATGGTGAAGCGATGAGGCCCCCCCAGTACTACGTCGAGCAGGCCGAGAAGGCCCTGGAGAGGGTCGGCGACCACACGGTCTACGGCCCCGACCAGGTGCAGCTGGCGGCTGCCTGGGCACAGCTGGCCCAGCTGAGCGCCACGCTGGGCGCCCCGTTCGACGACGAGCTCGGCGACGACCCGCCCGCCGAGGAGCAGCCCGACTCGAATGGCCCGTAAGGCCCCAGCGCCCGAGCCCGTAGGGCCCGAGCCCTATCCGCCCAAGGGCAAGAAGGTGGACAAGAAGCTTCGAGGTGGCCCCTGGGCCAAGGAGAAGCACACCTTCCGAGAGCTGGAGGACGGGACGATGTGGCCCCCCGAGCTGGTCCTGACGGACCGTGACGGGGGCTACGTCGGGCGGTACGTACACGCCGAGCTCCAGCAGAAGACACGCACCCTGAAGATCGTGGAATGGGAAACGCCCGAGCAGTACGCTCGGGCGCTCCGTCTCGCAGTCTTGCGGGGGCATCTCTAGTAGTTGTAGTAGCGGCGCTATCGGTACCTAGCGGGTGGGGGCCATGTAGCCCCCGCCCGTGCCGTATCTCCCGATGCCCACGGGGGGAGCTCCCTCGTTGGGTGCGGGCTGGGCGCTCCCGATGCCGTCGTCGAGGTAGACGAAGCGCTGGTTCCAGTTCCAGCCCATCGGGTCGGTGCGCATGGCGCCACCGCCTGGGATCCGCTGAGGGATCAGGTGTCCCCGACCTCGAGCTCCCTCGGGGAGCGTCGGGGGCTTCAGGTCCCGTTCCGTGAACGGATCCTCGATCCCCGCCTGGTACCTGTCGGCGGCGTACTGGCTGCGCTCGTCCAGCCAGTCACTGCCGATCTCGCCGTTGCTGGGGCGGGGAACGAGGCGGCTGATCAGCTCGAGCAGGTAGTAGTCCTCCTCGTTCCCCCGCTCCATCAGGCGCCCGCGGCCCAGAAGCTGTCGTCGACGGCCGCGGCGTTGCCGAAGCTGACGGCCTTGTCGAGGGCCGTGGCGGGCTCCAGGCCCACGAGGTCCTCGGGGACGGGCGTCAGCACGGACACGACCTTGGTCAGGGTCCGAGCGGCGGCGATGCCGCTGGCCACGACGGCCGCGACCTTGAGGCCCACGGCGACGGGCAGGAGCGGCACGACGACGGTCGACACGACCGTGAGGACGGCCACGACGGCCGCCAGCCACGCGGGGGCGGAGGTGAGGACGGTCTTGATCTTGGGGGACATGTGCTACTGCTCCTGCTTCAGGGTGTTGACGAGATCTGCCATGACCCACTCGAGGCGGGTCAGGACGTCGGCTTCCGCTAGGACGGCGGCGAGGTCGTCCTTGTGGACGCCCCGCACGAACTTGACGCCCGAGGCCAGGTAGGCCTTGACGGTGGCCTCCGAGCGGATGTGGGTGGGACCGTTGGCGTCCACCAGCCAGACGGCGGCGTCGCCTGTGGCCTGGATCATGTACATGTCGTCGTCCTCCTGGTGGACGGGCTTGGGAGCGGGGGGCTTGGGCGCGACACCTGGGAACCAGGGCCGCGTGTCGTTCTCGCCCGTGTGGGTCGAGAGCACCGAGATGTGCAGGTGCTTGCGGTGGGCGTTCTTGCCCGTGTAGGACCGCCACTGCCATGCGGGCCCGTTGCTCGAGTTGTACGAGGCGAACATCCGCCCCTCGTAGATCACGTACTTGATCCGAGGGTCACGGCTCAGCCGCAGGTACTCGGCGACGAACAGGAGCTCGGCGCCGTGGTCGGCCTGGTTGCCGTCGAGATCCTCGTCGAGGTCGTAGGCGTGGACCGCGCCCTTCCAGTCGGGGTTGTGGTCCGACGTGCCCTTGGCGTGGGCGGTGTCCCCGATGCTGCCGTCGCTGGACTTGTCCCGCTTGGGGTAGCGGGCGTTCGCCTGGGCCCGTAGGGCCACCAGAGACGGGACGAGATACCAGGCCATACCTCTAGCCCGCGATGTCCCCCACGTGCCCGACAGTCACGTGCTCTGCCAGGGACCTCTTGACGTCGTCCACTTGGGCCTCGAGCCGCAGGTTCCCCTCGGCCTGAGCGTACGTAGCCGCACGCTGGCGAGCGATCACGAGGTCGACCTTCTGGTCGATCGTGCCGATCATCTCCAGGTACTGGCGGGGCTCCAGACCATGGTTGGTCTGGATCTTGTTCAGGACGACGTCCTGCTTCTGCTCCACCCGCTCGTTCGACTGGCGGGTGCGTCTACGTTCCCACAGGTGCGAGGCGCCGATCAGGGCGACGATGATGGTTGTGATGGCCTCGATCACCCGATTGCCTCCATGACTTCTTCGGCCCCAATGCGGCCCTCTTCCAGGTGGCCCAGCTGCTGGGCCCTTTCGAGCTTCTCCTTGACGTCGTAGTACCGACCCCAGAGGACTGTCTCCTGCTCGTCCCGAGTGTTCGTCCTCGTGCCGAGCCCTAGGAAGAAGCTCAGCGCCGTGGTCGCGTGTCGGTCCTCGAAGCGCTCCTCGCTGGGGAGGAGACGCCGTGCCCGCCCCATCAGGGGCAGGGCCTGCTCGACGGCGTACAGCCCCTTGGGGGAGGCGTACCACCCGCCGTCCGCACCGCGGTCGGCCCAGCCCATCGCGCTCATCGCCTGGGGGAGCCCAGGCACGATGGCGAAGGCCGCAGGCATGGGCTCCATCTCGTCGCTGAGGGGGATGCCCTTGAAGACCTGCTTGCCCGCCCAGACCTCGTAGGGCGTCTTGAGCACGGGCGTGACCATGCCCGCAGTCATCCCAGGGTCGGTCGTCTCGGCGAGCGACATGAAGGGGAGGTCGGGCATCATGTAGGTCTGGCCGCCGCCGACCTCGAAGGGGAGGCGCATGGCGAACGCGTCCTCGAAGTAGTCGGGGACCACACCCTCCTCCTCCGACATCGACTCGACGTTGCGCTTGACCACGAAGTAGCGGTTGATCTTGGCGGGGTTCTTCGCCAGCATCTCGAGCTGGAGCGGCAGGTTCTTGCGGGTCCACGTGTAGAAGGGGACCACCCGACGGATGCCCGAGCGCTCGAGCGCCGAGAGATCCTCGTAGTCGAAGTGGAACTTCAGCATCTTGGCCGTGGCCTCGTCAGCAGCCCGCTCGGCGCCCAGGCCGAGCTGGCGGTTCTTGACGTAGGTGTCCATGAACAGCGAGCCACGCAGCATGTTCTCGACGTGCTCGCCGCCCTGGCGGCTGGCACGGGTCAGGGCGAAGGCGTCGCTGAACGGGTTGTAGCTCTTGTCTCGGAAGGCCGAGTCCTCGATCTCGTAGGCAGTTTGTCCACCTGTGCGCAGGCCGCGGTCTTCGAACATCTCGAAGGCCTCACGGGCCATGGGGTCGAGCTTGTCGATCTCGCCGTGGCTGGCGCGGGCGTACCAGCCGTACGCCTGCTCGTCCATGCTGGCCAGCCAGTTGTTGTTCACGCCGCCGAAGGTGTTGCGGAAGTGGAACCCAGGGCTGAGGATCTGGTACCGCTTGAGGAGGTTGACGACCTTGTCGTAGGCGTTCATCACGCCACGCATGCCCTCGGGCGTGGTCAGGCGGCTGGCCGCCGACATGGCCTCGACCATGGCCTCGGGCAGCTGGGTGTTGGTGCCGAACTGCCTATAGCCGTCCCGCAGCATCGGGACGATCTTCTCGTTGATCTCCACGTCGCCCATGGCCCGCAGGTAGCCCTCGACCTTGGCCGTGCTCTCGCCTGCGTCGAGCAGCTCGGCCTGGGCCGCCTTGGCCTGGGCCTCGAGGTGGGCGACCACGCCCGTGTAGCGCTGGGCGATGGCGTCGTCGGCCATGTTGCCCGACACGGCGTTGGCCATGGCCAGGGACCACATCTGGGCGTTGTGCTCGTCGTAGTTGGCCTGGATGGAGGCGGCAGCCCCGTAGAGCTCCTCGGCCTCGGTGCGCAGCGCCATCTGGTCGGTGAGGTGCTTGTTCAGCTTGGTGGTGGCGCCCGTCTCGAAGGCGGCAGCCTCCGCCTTGAGCGCACCCAGGGCCCGCTCGTTGCGGCGGGCGTTGCCCTGGAGGTTGGCCAGCGAGGGCCCCATCCCCACGATCTCCCGCTCGACGGGCTCCAGCGCAGCCTCCGCCTTGTAGACGGGCTGCATGATCGTCTCGGCGAGCTCCCGCCTGGCGGGGTCGTTGCCCTCGAGCGCCTGCCACTGGCGGGCGAGCGAGTCACGTCCCCACTCGGACAGCTGAGCGTGGGCCTCGGCCTGGGCGGCCTGGGCCGCAGCCTTGACGGTGGTGACCTCGTCCAGCTGACCGCTGGCGCGGGCCACCGAGCGCTGGAGGATGCTCTGCCGACGGCGAGCGCTCCCAAGGTAGGACTGGCCGATGCTGAGCTGGCGCTCGTGGAAGCGCTTGGCCTGCATGGCCTTGCCGTGGCTCAGGCGCTCCCAGGCGTCACCCGACTCGTAGGCGTAGTCGTCTCGGCCCGAGCGGCGAAGTAGGTGCTCGTAGGCGAGCACGGAGTTGGCGTTCTCGAGCTGGTCCTGGTGGTGCTTGACCTTGGTCTGGATCTGGACGAGCTGCTCGTCGAGCTTGGCCAGCTCGGCGCCAGCATCACCCCAGGCGCCCTCCATCTCGTCCAGCAGGGCGTCGGCGGCCGACAGCTCGTCGGACGTCTCCTCGATCAGCTCGGAGATCGTCTCCTCGCCCGCGCCCATCTGGTAGTCGGCACGGCGCAGCGCGCCGTCCAGCTTGGAGGTCAGCTCCTCCTTGTAGGCGTACAGGGCGTCCAGCCTGGCCAGACCCTGGTCCAGCTGGCTCTTGGCCGTGGCCGCCTCGGCGGCCTGGGCGGCGATCTCGCGGGACATGGCGGTGCGCTCGTCGCTCACCTGGTCGAGCCAGTTCTTGGTGCCCGTCTCGAGGTCGTCCAGCGCGGCGAACGCAGCGGCCGAGTACTCCTCGAGCGCAGCGGCGTCGGTGCTCTTGGCGCCCAGGCGCCCCTCGGCGTCGACGACGGCAGCAGCACGCCGTTCGGCGTTGGCGTCCAGCCCGTCAGCGAGCTCGTCCATGCCCTGGGAGGCAGCCTGGAAGCCCTCGTCGGCGTCCTTGGCCCACAGGGCGGCACGCCGCTGGCGCGCCTTGGCGCGGCTCAGGCGGTTGGTCAGCTGGTGGACGATGCCCGCAGCGGCCTCGTCGTCAGCGTCCGTGATCCGCATCATCAGCGAGTCACCGATCCCGAGCTGACGTAGGCGCCCCGCGGTCACCTCGGTGCCCAGCTGCTGGCCCATCATGCGGATGTAGGCGGGAGTCAGCTCAGCGAGGTCATCCTTCCAGATGGCCGAGCCGCCCGAGTCCAGCTGCTTCTTGTCGATGACGCCCTTGTTGAACAGGATCTCGTCGACCTGGCGCTCGACGGCGGCGCCAGCCTCCGTCGGGTCCAGGATCTTGGTGCCCATGAAGTCTTCGCCAGGGCGGATGGTCCGCCCCAGGATGCTGGGCACTCGGCTGCTGCCTCGGGCCGCCTTGTTGTAGCCCGCCTCCGCCATCTGTGCGCCTACGGGGGCTGCCTCATCGATGTAGCGGGGGGCGTAGAACTGACCCGCATCGCCCACGACCTCGAGCCCGACACGATCGACGTCGGCCAGGTGGTTGAACTCGTTGCGCATGTTCTCGAACAGGGCCCGCCAGTCGTCGACGAGCGAGGGGTCACGGCCAGTCACCTGGGTCAGCGCATCCAGGTCACCCCGCAGGGCGCGGGTGACGTTGGTGGTGTTGACGCCTGCGGCCTTGGCCCGCTTGATCAGGTCGTTGGCCTCGGTCGAGGCCTTGGCCTCCCACCCGTGGGCGGCGTACCGCCCCTGGGCATCGGCCTGCAGACCCCACAGGCCCTGGGTGGCCAGCTCGGGGTCACCCGAGCGCATCATGGTGCGCAGCAGGGGCTTGGAGCCCGAGAACCCCTTGTTCACCAGCCCCTGGACGGGGCGGCTGTTCATCAGCCCAGCGACGGGCTTGTGGGCCAGGCGGCTGGCGCTACGGCCAGCCTGCCCGACGGCGCTCTGGCGGGAGGCGAGCTGGATCTGGCGGGGGATCTCACGGCCAGCCACCGCATCCACCAGGCGGTCCACGCCCAGGGCTCGGGCCACGGGGCCCTTGCCAGGCGTGTTCAGGAAGATGCCACCCTCGGCACCGATGGCGGCCAGCTCGTTGTCGTTCAGGGCCGAGGCGGTGCGTTCCCGCAGCACTCGAGCGGCAGCGCGCTCGGCGCCCTCCTTGCCCAGCGTCTCGGCGCCCTCGGCCGTGAGTCTGCGGGCCACGGACTGGACGTCGTCGAGCTTGGACTGGGGGGCGATGTAGGTGAGCGGGTCGAGGAAGATGTCGCCCATCAGCCCCTCCATGCCGCCCGTGTTGAAGGCCTCGGAGGTCGAGATGTTGTTGCGGGTGTTCTGGATGATGTCGGCAGTGGAGAACCCGTCGCCCGCAGTCATGCGGTCGACCTCGGCGATCGTCGCCACGGCGGCAGCGCGGGGCGTGTCGATGACGTCCAAGGCGCCCTCGAGCGCCTTGCGGCCCGCGCCGAAGACGGAGCCGAAGCTGAACCCGCCTCCGCCACCGCCTCCACCCTCGACCTTGCGCAGCGCCTCGTTCAGCTCGGAGCTCATGCCCGAGCCGCCACTCGAGCTCCCCGAGGAGCGGCGACTACGGGCGCCGTGGGTCGTGCGGACGCGGCCAAGGCCCCCGCTGCTGTGCCGCACCTGGATGGGTGCGGTGATGACGTCTCGCCAGGTACGAGCCATCAGTTCCAGGGCGACCAGTCGAAGCGGCCCCGAGCCTGACGGGTGGGCAGCCGCTGGTCGAGCCAGTCGCCAGCCTTGTTGACCCACGTGCGATCGTCGCCGTCGTCCTCTCGCCCGCGACGCCGTGCCTGGATCCTCTGCGTGGCGCGCTGGAAGGAGTTCGGGTTCTCCGACGCCATGCGCTGGTTCCGCTCGGCCTCACGCCGACCTCGGGCCGTGGGGTTGTCCCACTCGCTCTCGGCCTGGGTGCGCATCTGCTCCCGCAGCCCGCCGTAGCGCAGCACGGCCTGCCAGCCCTCGGGGTTGGTGTCGGCCATGCCCGCGTACATCTGCTCGAGCTGGGCCTTCTCGTCGCCGCCCTGGTCCCCGCCACCCAGGAACACGTCCTCGGGCCCCTGGGAGGCAGCGGAGCCACTGGCGAACCCAGGCCCGCCCGCGCTGGGGAGCTCGCCGCCCGTGATCGGGCGCGCGCCGTAGCGCTGGAGCAGCATCTCCTGCATGGCCGAGTTGCGGCCCATGCTGGGGGAGCCCTGGGCGAGCAGGTTCTCGATGCCGCTGTTCAGGTAGTCGATGGCGATGTCGTCCTTGGCCTCGCCGTCGCCCGCCGTGTTGATCTTGTTGCGGGTGCCCCAGTCGGCCGTCTGGCCGATCTGGTCCCAGGCGGTGCGGCCCACTCGGTCACGCAGCTCGTCCTGGTGCTCGCCGCTGTTCCAGTCGTTGACGGCGGAGATCATGTCCCCGTCGTTGTTGGCCAGGATCTCGGCCAGGTACGGCTGAACCAGGGGATCGGCCTGGAGGTAGACGTCGTTGGAGAAGTTCTCCCAGCCCTCGGAGCCACCCATGGAGCGGTTCACCATGGTGTTGGCGGCCGCGTCCGAGCGCGGCTTGTACATGTCGTACAGCTGCTCGGGGATCTGGTTGCTGTACCCGTACTTGCCGTACGGGTCCCAGCGGCCCTCGGGCCCGTACCCGATGTCCATCAGGGCCAGGTACTCTTCGTACGGGTCGGGCGGGTAGAGGTTCGGATCCATCGACATCAGACGAGCCCCATCAGCTGCTGGGTGCGCTGGCGCTGCAGCTCGGCGAGCGCCTGCTGGTAGTTGTTCTGGGTGTTGGCCTGGGCGCCCTGGTGGATCTGGGTGGACCCAGCCCGCTGGTCGCCGTACTGGAGCGCCATGATGGCGTCCAGGCGGCTGTTGAAGTTGTTCGACGCAGCGCCTCGAGCGCCCGCGTCGGCCTGGTACATCTGGCCCGCACCGAGCAGGGCCGAAGCGTCCACGCCCTGGGCGCCGAGGTCACCCCGCAGGGCCTTCGTGGCCCCGCGGATCTGGCCCTGGGCCGAGCGGGTGTCCCGCCCGATCATGTCTCGGGCATGGCGGCCCGCCTGGACGTTCTGGCCGTTGATGGTCTTGAGGCGGCCCATCGCCTCGTTCAGGTAGCCAGGCAGGACAGCCATCGCCTCGTCGCGCTGGGTGCCCATGCGCCCGACCTGCTGCGTGTAGAGCTCCTCGACCATGGCGCGCTGCTTGACCAGCGCCTCCTGGCGAGCCTTCTCGGGGTCGTAGCCGCCACCGAAGCGGAAGCCGCCTCCACGGCCACCGCCACCGCCGCCACCACCGCCACCCATCGACCCCATCTGCTGGTCGTACTTGTCCATGGCGTGCTGGGCGTACTTGGCGTCCAGCACGGCGCCCTGGGCGACACCGAAGACGCCAGGGAGCCGCCGAGGGGTGCGCGTCTTGTTCCGCAGGTTCTTGCTGACGGCGTCGAGAAGACCGCCGCCCTTGCCGCCGCTCTTGCCGATGGCCATTACATGATCCCTCGCAGTGCCGACGCGAGGTCGGCCTTCGTCGAGAACTCGCGGTTGTAGGAGCCCATCATCGAGCGGGCATAGTCGTCCTCAGCCCCACGGTTCTGCATCGTGTAGTTCATGTTCCCCAGCTGGTGCTGGGTGGACAGGTCGTTCAGCCCTATGAGGCGGTTCTGGCCGTAGTCCTGGAGGGCCTGCTGGTACATGCCCGAGTTGAAGGTGCCCCGCTGGATGTGCTGGGTGGGCACCTGCTGACGCTGGCGCCCCCAGTCGATGTTGAACTTCCCGAGGTTCTGCTTGAACGCCAGGTCCCCCAGCTCTCGCTGGTACTGGGTGTTGGCCTGGCTCGTGAGCAGGCCCTGGGACGCGTTGGAGCGCTCCTGGTTGAACTGCTGCATCTGCTGGGAAGTGATGGTGGGGACGGGCATGGCTCTCTCCCTCTAGGTCGATATGTCCCCCGCGGGCGCCTACGTCAAGGGGAGGAAGTAGCCCGACAGGCGACCGCTGGCGACGGTGGTGGCGCCTGGCGCGGATGCACCGATCCCCAGGGTCTGGCCCTGGGTGACCACGAGCTGGATGGGGGCCAGGACGCGGACGGACAGGCCCGTGGCGCTGTGGACCTCGCCGATGTCGTTGTTCAGGGCGACCCCGTTGCGGTACCACCCGAGCAGGTAGCGGCCCGTGCCAGCGTTGCCGATGAGCGCCGCCGCGTACCCCACGAAGAGCCAGGTGTCGAAGTCCTTGGGGACCCGAATGACGTCGGACGCCAGCACCATCGAGTACGGGTCGTCGGTGGCCGTGATGGTCTTGGGCCCGTAGGTCGAGGTCACCGCCTGGCCAGCGTCGATGGTCGCCACGAAGTGCGGCCACACCATGAACCGCTGGAGGTCATGCAGCGCGGCGTCGGCGTTGCCCCGCCTGGGGTTGCGCCATCCGAGCTTCATCGAAGCGACTCGATCCACATGTGGGCGTTGGCGTGCAGCAGCACGCCCGAATCCTGCGTGTAGCGCAGGGAGATGGTGTCGCCAGCGGTCAGCTGGATGGGCAGCTCGCCAGCGACGGTCGTGCCGTACCCGCCCGTCGTGCCCGACGGCTCCTTCACGTCGGCCAGGAAGAGCGTGCCGTTGCGGGCGATGCCCGCGTTGCGGCGCGTGCCCGACGCGCTCGAGGCGAACCCCACGTAGAAGTGGGCCCAGTACCACCCCGTCGTTAGGATCGTGAACCCCGTGGCCGTGGTGGTCACGCCGCGGGCGATCTGGGAGGCCATGCTGGTGAACGTCTCGACGCCGAGCCCTGGCTGCGAGTCGCCCTGGTAGCTGACGTAGCCGAAGACCCCGTCCACGTACGACTTGCGGGTGAACTGGTTGGCCGAGACGGGGTCCGACGAGGGCCCCGAGGGCACGGCGGTGAACGCCACCGAGCCGTCCCGCTGGACGCAGTTCGTGCCGATGAACGTGCGCAGCGCGTCGTAGTTCGCGTTGACCTCGCTCGACTTGGCGAGCGTGCCGCTGACGAAGCTGTAGGGAACTGTGGGGGTCGCCATGTCTAGGCCCTCATCCTCTTGTCGATCCACTTCATGGACACGCCGTGGATGCCCCACGGCTGGCCCTTGTGCTCGTCGGCGGTGCTGTTCTTGAACCGCAACGCCTTGGCCGTCCCCGTCCCGAGGTTCGCTCCGCGCAGGATCCCCGAGCGGGAACCCACCTCGGCCGCCCACTCCATGTCGTCCCAGTCGCCGACGTCCCAGACGCCGTCGCCGACGTCCAGGGTCGTCTCAAGCAGGAAGGTCTTGGAGACTGTGGTGGGGTTGTAGTCCGTCAGGACGTCGACGGGTATGAGCGTGTTCTGCTCGGAGCGCGCCACGACGATCGGGCGCTTCCAGCGCTTGCGCATGGCGGGGTTGCGGGCGTCGAACCAGCGTGTCGTGTACCAGGCTGGGATGGCGGTCGTGGTCCCGACGGTCATCTCGTCCTCGTGGACATCCTCGACGTCGTACTCGTAGGCACGGCCGCCCGTGGCGCCCAGCAGCTGCGCCTCGGAGCCAGGGCCACGGTCATGGACGTGGAGCATGCGGGCGGGGGTGTCGTGGATCGTCCACGCCCCCTGCTCGCCCACGTCGGGCGCGTACACCAGAGTGACGGCCTGGTCCACCCAGGGCTCGGCCTGGTGGACGACGGCGACGTAGACCCGCCGACGGTGGTAGGCGACCTTGGCGTTGTGCGACTCGGAGGGGTCCAGCTTCTCGTCGTCGATGAGCGGGTAGATCCGCTCGAAGACGTACTCGAGCTTCTCGCCGTCGTACTTCCACAGGCCCGTGCGGGCATCCCAGAAGTAGAGGGCGTCCTCGGTGACGCAGACCGCCGTGGGGCGCTCAACGCCGAGCTCGGTGGTGAGCTTCACCAGGGAGAAGCCGCTGGGCGGGTCCCCCTCCAGCACGTAGACGCCTCGCTTCTTGAAGATCACCAGGGCGTTCTTGAAGGACACCATGGCTCGCACCCACGAGCCGCCGTCGCCGACGCCGACGTCGATCCAGTCGTTGGTCCGCCAGTCCTCGGCGCTGCCAGGGTGCGACCAGCGGACACGCTGGTCCCAGGCTGAGAACATGCACTCCTTGTGGAAGGCCAGGAAGGCCGACTGCGGCATGCGCCCACCGACGGGCGCCCCCAGGTCGTCGACGTAGGACGGCAGGGGCAAGCTGGTAACGGCGGCGCCGTTCCAGCGGTAGGAGCCCGCGCCGCTCAGGCTGCAGAAGTACAGGAAGC